CTAAATCTACATTTTTAATGTCAGAAGGTATATCTAAATTACTTAAATAAGTTAAAAGTTTTTTACCTTTTAATTCACTTGTTGAATAATCAATTAAATAACTTACGTCTTTTTCAGTAAAGTGTTTTTTTAAATCTTCAATTGATATAGGTGCTTTTGTTTCAATAATCATTATCTACGTCCTCTACTTCCGTGGCAAGACGAATGGCAACTTGCGTGGCAAACATCTACCTGATCTGTAATTGTTGTTGTTCTAATTGTGTTGTATGCTGTGGCAATATTACCAAAATAAGTTTCTAAATTAGTATCACTAATTGATGAACCTGAAGTAACACTACCAGCACTTATTGAACCTAGAGCGGCACGATTACCAGTGTCTAAATGAGCAACTTGTGTATTATCAAAAACAATACCTGGTGTTGGCCTTGAACCTGTATTACCACCTCCACCTGTTACATTTAAAATTGCCCTTTGTTGTCTAATATTTGTATAGAGTGCTGCTTCAGTTTCTAAAATTGTTCTAATTGTTGAAGCGGTAACTACTGTGTCTGTAATACTAGCACCTGTAACACTTATAGATGTTCCTGAAGTTGTACCTGCATAATTGCCTGTAGGCATTTCTGGAAAAGGTAAACTATTTGTACCCCACACTATACTTGCATTTGCAACGTCTGTAACCAAATCTTCAAATCTATTTACGATACCCGTTTTACTAACTGGATCTGATATTGCCATAACTTAATTTTCCTTTTAATTCTTTCATTAAACTTTTTGGTGCGCCACAAATATCTCCTTGCCAAGCAAGTTGGTGACAATCTCCACCACAAAATTCAAATACAGGACACTTAAAACATAAAGGATTACGTGACCTTTCACAAACAATGTTGTGTATTCTCTTTGGACTATTTATAAGACTTTTTATATCGTCATTTAAATGACCAAATTGAAACTCTGGTGCTGCATTTGGGCAACCTGATATTGTGCCATCTGCGTTAATTGTAAAGATTTTTTGTTCACAATCTCTACAAAATGTACCACCTTTTAAAAATCCTGTATCAAATTTGTCATATATGACTTCTAGTGTTTCATTTTCAAACCAATCTCTAGCACCGTATTCTTCACTTTGATGGTGCATTTTTAGAAACCAAGCGTCTTGTTCTATGTTCTTTGGAAATATCTCTGGATGTAAATTTGCATTACCATTACCTGTAAGTCTTTCAAACGAAACTTCTTGTACTCCTAAATCTCTAATCCATTTTAATAATTCAATTGGTTCGATATTGATTGTATCTTGTGTAACAGATATGAAAAGTTTAATTGTAACACCTCTATCCAATAAAGTTTGTATATTCTTTTCCCACAACTTTTCTTGTTTATCATTTTCAAATCTTATTTTAGGATCCCAACTTGTACCCATTCTTTTGTTTAAAGGACCGTCTATAAAATCAAAGTGTTCATCTTTTAATTTAAAAACTAAATTAGATGTTATACCAAAAGTTTGTCTTTTCCATAAGTCTTTTAATTCATTATGTACTTTTGTCATATGAGAAACAGGTGCTAAAAAAGGTTCACCACCGTGAAACTCTAAGTGTGCAGAATCTAATTCATTAGGATGATAATCTCTAAATCTTTTAAACCAGTCTATTGTCTTTGTGGGATTAAAATAAATTTTTGCACCGTTTATACCATTAGTAAAACAATGTTTGCAATTTAATTGACAAGTTTCCGTTGTCTTTATATAAAACATCCAATTCATTATTCATAACCTAAACTTAATGCCCAAGTGTCATTATCACTTTCAACTTTATGTTTATTTCCTTTTAATATATGTATGCCATCTCCAAAACCAACCCAATGTTGTTCATCATCTATAAAAACTTTTTTACGACCTTTGACTACGTAAAGATAAACATTTGTGTCATCTTTGTGCCAATCAAAACTATAACCTTTTTTATTTTGTACAAATAAATGTACTGTATTAAAATCTATATGTGGAAAATTTGAAGTGATAAAAGCATTTGTTTCTATGCCTTCAACTTTGATAGTAGGAAAGTTATCTTTTTTTATTAACCATTCAGAAAATGATAAAGTGTCTTTTACAGAAAAGTCTTTTCCGTCTTTGTCTATATAAAATAATTCATTATTTTCGTATCGTTCATACGACACTACTTCGTTCATCAATTCAGCAATCATAACTGTAATATTTATTACAGTCTTCCAACCACGACTTCTATAGTTCCAACTTCTTCACTATTGTAATTTTGTAATGCTTTACCAACAACTGTTCCTAATTTAGGATCACTATCAGCAGTTCCAACTCCTGGTTCATCACTTACTACAATTAAATCACCTTTGTTTATTATGCCTTTTACTTTACAAGGAACTCTACCTTGTAATGCAACTGCTAATGCTCTTTCATCATTTTCTTTTGTATTCATTAAATAAGCAGGTTTTTCTGATATAACACCTGCGACTGCTTTAGTTTTTTCTGTAGCAATAGTTACTTCTTGTATTCCACCAAACATAACAATTATACCTGGTAAATAAATTTCATCTGAAATATATCTTTCTGCTAAGTCGGCATAATTTGCCTGATTGGCAGTAGTCTGTAAAACGTTTGTACTTGGATTGTAATTTAAATCTGTGTCGGTTTCCATACCTTGGTTACCAGTAGCACCGTCAACAAATGTTAAATAAACTGTTTCGTTTGCTGTATTATTGGCAGTTATTTCAACCAACTGTGCAACTGAAGCAGAACCTGTAATAGTATTTGCAACAAGTGTATCAACTGTAACTGTATCTGAAGCAAGATTTAATTTTGATGCTCTGATAGTTGTGTCTGCTATATCTGCATTAACAATTGTTCCGTTTGCAATCATTGTACTTGTAACTGTACCAGTATCACCAGTAGTTACAACTGTACCTGTTACGTTAGGTAAAGTAATTGTTCTATCAGCAGTAGGATTAACTACAGTTAAAGTAGTTTCAAAATCATCATCACTAGAACCTTCAAAACTTAAAGTACCATTTTGTGTTAAAACTAAATTTGCACCTGTAACTGTGCTTGAACCTGTAATCGTTGTTCCTGAAATAGCGCCAGTAGATGATAAAGATGTTACAGTCGCACCACCAGTATTGATTGTACCTGTAGTAATTAAGTTTTCATTTGAAAAAGAAATTTGACCAGTTGTATCTGTAATAGAACCTGTTGATAAACTTAATGTGCCGTCTATTGAAGCAGTGTTTGTTACAGTTAAATCATTTGATACTGTAAGATCATTTGATATTGTAACATCACTTGGCATTGAAATAGTTAAAGTATCTGGAACAGACACAACAGCATTAATTTGATTTGAGGTACCTAAAACTTTTAAAGTTTGTCCTGCACCTACTTGTTGTCTTGTAGAAGATACATCTTCAATAAAAAATGCCTGCCCAGCAGAAACCTGTGCTGATAATTCATTAACCGCACCTATAACTGTAGTAGCAGATAGTGAGCCGTCAAGTGTTGCAATATCACCAAAATCATTTGCCGCTAGAGCATTGAACTGCGTTCTAAACGTTTCAAGTGTATCTGTTAATGCTATTGATCTAACTGCCATTTTTAACTACTTCTTTTATTAAATTTTTAATTTCTCTTAATTCTGCTTTAAGATTATTTATCTCTTTTACAGCATTTCTTATTTCATCACCTTGTTGTTCTCTTGCTCTTGCTCTTGCCATATACATTTTGTATTCACTTTTATTTGTATTAACAATCGCATTTGATCTTGTATCTCTCACTAAACTTTCATAACCTTGTACTTTTAATATAGTCATAAAAATTATACTGCCAGAGCAATACCTCTAAAGTCTTTTACAATTGGTGGATAAGATGATATTGTACCTTTCATAACTATTTTAATTTGAAAGGCAGTAAAGTCTTCTAATCCAGTTGCTGAATATTTGTATTCTTGGAATGTTTCTGAATCTGAAGCAGGAGTTACTGCAACGTCTTCACTTCCATCTCCATTAAATGCTGTGTATGATAAGTTTTCAATATCTCTTGGTTCACTTGATGATGTTGTTCTAAAGTAAACTTCTATTTCTGAACTTGACTGTACATTTGCTGTTAATCTTATATCTAATGCTGTTGAAGCATTTGCAAGTGTAATAGGTCTTGTCAAATAAACAGCAGACGCTGAACCACCAGTTTTTGCTGTTTCAGCAACAAAGTTAGGTGTATTACCAGCAGTAGGATTATTTAATCTATTATGAACTACAAAAGCACTTGCTCTTTGTAAATCTAATACAGGTGTGTGTTTAGTATTATTTGTACTTAATGTAAAGTTTGCTAAGAAAGATGGTGTTCTTGTGCCATTTCCTAAAGTACCTTGATTAGTTTCGTTAACACCACTAGCAATCATTCTTGGTGATGTAAAGTAAATGTTATCATTCGTAACAATTGCCTCTGCTTCTGAAGCAGACTGTCTGCTAAATTCTGTTTCTGAACCGTGTATTCCTCTACCACTTGTTGTTCTTAAAGTTGTTGCAATAGAAGTACCAGGTATTGCAAGTGTTGAAACGTTTACGTTCAATACATCAAATACTCTATTTTGTGTAGCAGTTACAGCAGATCCACCAATATCACCTGTAGCAGTTGCATTTCCTGTCAATGTAATATCATAACTATCTAAAGTAACATTTGAAATTGCTGTATGCGTAGCATTAATTTCTGATTGTACAATACCGTTAATACCTGAAGAAGGCACACCTGAAATTGTAACTTGATTAGTTAAACCGTGCATTCCGTGATTTTTGTGGAATACTCTTACAACATTTGAACCATTTGTTGTTCTAATAGGATTTGATGATAATGTTCTTGTAGGAACAATATCATTTGCAAGTGTAACTGTACCTGGAGTAGAACTAAATTCTGCTCTTTTAATTTTAAATTTCAAGTCTTCGTTTTGATCAGCAGTCCAAGTAGTACCGTTTTGTGATTTAAATAAAACACCTGCATATGGTTGTTGTGATATTGTTCTATTTGAACCAATTTGTGTTTCTCCTAATCTACTTGCATAAACTAGATACTTGTCTGAATTAGCAATTAATACAAAACAGTATTCAATGTTTTCTTGTATGAATACTGGACTAGGGAATGTAAATGTAGTTGCTGTTGTACCATCTGCACTTGTATTTACAGAACCAGGATTTAAAGCAACTTCCGAGAATGGTAATATTTTATTACCAGGATAACCATTTACAACTTCTCTTATTTGTAATGTTACAGGAATATTATCATCTTTTGAACTAAAGAAAATATCAATTGATGTTAAGAATACACCACCTTCATCATCAATTAAGAATGTTTGTGCTAATGGGTCAACCCATCCAACTGTTCTTGTAGATTGTCTTGTAGATGATCTAGCGATTGATCTTGTTTCGCTTGTACTTTCTCTAACAACTGTAGGTTCTCTTGTAGAGATAATTGTATTTTGTACGGTTTCTAAAATACCTCTAGCAACATAGTCTGCCTCTGCTGAAGTTTCTACATCTGTTCTACCATCTGTAGATGAACTTGTTAATCTGAATACTCTTGTACCTGCTCTCCATCTAGGATTTGCATCAACTTTAGGATCAGGTATTGAGAATGTTCCTGATACAGAACCATTATTATCTGTAATTAAACTTCCACCTAAAACTCCTAATGATGTTGATACATATTGAGTTACATCTATGTTATCAAAGAAAGGATAAACTCTAGTATTAGGTTTCATTCTTGTTGCAACAAAAGAAACTTCTCTACTTCTAATAAATGGAACAAATGCAATAGATATAATTCTATCACCAATACTATTTCTAATAGTTTGAGGTACGATTGTTTGTCTAATACCTGTTCTTGTTTGATTAACTGATTGTATTGATTCTATTTCAGTTTCTCTAAATACTCTACGTCCTGATCTTAAATTACCTGAAGTATCTCTACTTGCAATATCAACAGGAGTACCTGTCCAAGAATCTTGCCATTCATTCCATATTGTACCAATTTCAAATCCAGACAATGCACTATTTCCTAAATTTGAAGCAAGTGTATCAAAACCACCTACGTTGTTAATAACTAACTCTGGTGCTCTTTCTGTTTCTTTCCATTCATCTGTTTCAGGTGTTAATTGAATTGAACCTGCAAACGTTCTAATATCAAATGGGTTAACATTAATTGTTTTACTTGCAAATGGTTGATCTACTAAAGTTGATTCAGTATATGGTAAAGTTACAAGATCACCTGTTTTTTGATAACCAGCAGCCGTTCTATCAGCGGCAGTAATAGATGTACCGTCATCATCTGCCTCTACTAATGAAACAGCATCCTCATTAAAGATAGGTCTTAATTCACCTCTTGCCATATCAATGGCACATTTATAATCTACGTTACCTGGATCACCAATATTGTGACCTGTAAAGTTATCTACTACAAATCCATTTTTAAATCTATCAAATCCACTTGCGTCTTGTATTTGTAAATTTTGTGCTTGTGTTTCTAATAAAGATAATTGAGTGTAGTATTCTAAATTTTCTATTCTGTTTTGAAGTTTACCTATATCTCTCATAGTAAATCTTCTATTGTCAATTTTCTTAATTGTTACATCTTCAGTTGACAATGTGAAAGCAGGAATTTCTAATGTGTATAGGTGCATTGCGCCTGCAACATCTAAAGGTGTTTGAGGCACTAATGCGGAGTTACCTTTTGAAACTTTAAAGTTACCTTCTTTATCTAAAAATATTTTATCTATTCTTGGTAAGTAATATTCAAAGTCGTTTGACATATCAGAACCAAATTCAATGTAACTAATAAACGAAGCACCTGAACCGTCAAATGATCTTTCGTAATCTGAACCTGAAGTAGAACCAGGTATAGTTGAAGCGTCATCTACACGAGGTCTTAAATCAATACAATCTCTTAAATCATATTCTTTACCTGTTGTATCAGAAATGTAAGTATAAATCGATTCATAGTCAAGTTCGCCTGTATAAGAATCTATAGCAAAATATTCACCAGTACCGTGTTCAAAATAATCAAAGTCAACATATAATTGACCTGTAGGTGTTAATGCACCTGTTTTTAAAACTAATCTACCAATATCATAATAATTATCTCTTTGTCCATTATCTAAATCAAATCTACTTGTAATATCAGTATCGCTTGTAGTTGCTGGTGTACCAAAAGCACTTGACATATAAACAGCATTAACACGTAATATGTCTGCTCTTTTTAATCTTATTGTACCACTTTCTATTTCTGTTTGACTAGATATATTTGATAAACCTGAAACAGACGTAGATGCTATTAAAGTTTTAGTTTTTAAATCACCTATTGATTTAGATATTGTTGCTAAAATTTTTATTTTATGTCCTTGATAATTTGCACCAAAGTCAAATGTTAAAGTTTTACCTACTGGTGAACCACCTGGTACAAAGATAGTAAATCCTTCGTGGTTGTTACCACTTAAACTTAATACATCACCAAGAGCACCTGTAGTACCTGCACCTAATTGAACAATAGATACAGCAAAATCTTTTTCTAATAAAGAAGCAAATGTTTCGTTTGTACCAGCAGTAATAGTTGCGTCACCATTAGCAGATAGTGTAGCAGTAAATTGTTTTCTGTAAGAATAGTTTGTATCAGAAGCACCACCATTAGCAGTAGTATTTAAAGTTTTAATTTTCTTATATGGTAATTCAAATATTGAAATGTTTTTATTTGGATTATTTAATTTTGTTCTTGTTCTTTTGTACGTAGAAGCAGTTGTAACGTCTGAACCACCTACAGCAGTTGATAATGTTAAACTTGTGTTTGAAATAATTGCCTCAACAGTATGATTAAGAGTTGTTCCTGTGTCATTATCAAATTCTAATATATCACCAACTTTTAATTCAGTTAAAAAACTTGTTCCTGATCCTGTAACACTAGCAGAACTATTTGCAATAGAAATTGTACCAGTTAATGTCGTAACATCACCGTAAGTTGAGTCTAATGCTGTGTCAGCAGTATATGTAATTAATGTACCACCTGCCATACCGATTTGTTTAACAGCAGTAAAGTCGTGTGATCTAATTGCTTTAAATCCTACAGCGTCTGATTGAATAACAGCAGTATTACTTCCGTCTGTAATTGTTTCTCCTGCAACAAATGTTCCGTTTACAGATGAAACTACTACAACACCGTGAATTGCATTACCAGCAGATGAAAAAGAAGTTATATTAGTTGCTGTTGTTCCATTTGATTCATATAATTCAAAAGTATTTGTGTCTGGATTTCTAACTGTAAATATATCACTAGTTGTAATAGCAGTAGAATTATTTTCAGCACTTATAGCACTAAATTTAATTTGTTGTCCTTCTCTAAAAGTATGACCTGTAGCAGTTACAACACCTGGACTTGCAACTGTAATATTTGAAACAGCAGTTGCTTCAGTTGTTGAAGAACTATGTACATAACCTATAGCACCTGAAGTGTTACCTGTTATTTGATCTCCAGCAGAATAAGATTGATCTGATAAAATATTTAAGTGAGTAAACATTTCTATATCAAATAGATAATGTTTGTAAATTGCTGATGTAGCAGACGCACTAGCAAAAATATTTGCACTTGCAGGTCCTGTTACATATTCAAATCCTCTGGATTTAGCACGACCAATTTGATGTACAGTTGAACCTGAACCTGTATTTTGTGTCCCTCTTACAGATGTAGGAAAACTATATAAATTTACATTTTTAAGCGCCTCAACGTCACCAGAAACGAAACCAATATCTGGAGTATTGTAAACGTTTGTTACGTGAACAAAGTTTTGTAAATCTATTCTTGTATTGAAATTATTTTGAGTAGCAAAATCTCTTGCCTTATCAATTTCTACAAATGTAGTACCAATAGTAGATATTTCATAACCTTGAACATATGCTTTTCCAGGTGATAAACCTGCAGCCATTAATGCCTCATTACCACCTTGTGCTAATGTAAAAATACCTCTATTGTTACCATCAACAATATGTTCTCTTAAATCTAAATCAAAATCTCTAACTGAATAATCACCTGATTCGTCAAATGTTCTTCTAGCAAATGTATCTTCTAATACAGCATATTCAGTTGTTCTAACTTGATTTTGTAAAATACCGTTTCTTAATCTTAATAACTCTACAAAGTTTGCGTCTTCCGAACTTGTAATAATTCTTTTTTCTAAAGTAAGATTAATTTTAAATCTATCAGCACCAGGAGCATTTACGTTTGAACTTCCTTGTGCATTATCTAATAAACTATTATCGTCTGTAGATTGTACAAAACTTTCTGTTACTAATAAACCTACTCTATATGAAGGTGTGTTTGAATATTTGTCAAGTATAACTGTTTGATTATCTACTTGTACGTGAAATCCATTGATGTAATAAACACCTGAAGCAACTTCAGCGGCAGAACCTACAGCAGTTGTTTCTACTACAGCAGATAAACCACCTGTTGTTGTAAGTGTTTCTGAATCTGAAAATGCAATTGCAACATTAGAAGTACCAGAGTTTAGATACTTAACAAATAAAGTATCAGGATCTGTACCGTCATTTACTACTGAATTAACTACAACTGCTTGAACGCCTGAAGTACCACCTGTTAAAGTTTCACCGACAAAATCTGCAAGTGTAGATGTTCCTGAAAAACTTGTTAATTTAATTGCACGATAATCCAAGTCATAAGAAATTTCACCTGGAATAACCATTGCACCTTTTTCAAAAAAGTGGTCAGATATTCTTTCAATCTGATTTTGTAAGATTGTTTGTGATTGTGTTAACTCTCTTGCCTGTACAGCAAATGCTGGTCTAAAGAGTATTCGGTGAAACTTTTTACTTTCCGAATAATCATCATAATAAGGCGTGAGGTTAAAGTCAGTTGGACTTGGCATTTAATTCCCTCTAAAACTCAATTATTAGTTTAATATTCTCGGTTTGATCTGAAGCTCTTGCTATTGGTGCTCTGTTTTCAATATACATCACATCTCCTGAATCAGCGTCTAATTCAGAAACAGAATAACCGCCTGTGAATACAACATTGTTAACTGTAGATGTAATTGATGTATCAGGTGTTCCAGTTGCACTTGAACTAGCACCTGTAATTACAGCAGCAGTAGAAAATGCCGTCAGATTTCCGTTACTATCAACTCCCTCGTCTGTAAATCTAGGTTGAATATAATAAAGTATTCTGTTTACAGCATCCCATTCAACAACTTTACCTACAGCACCTGTTGTTGCTTGAGAAATCTTTTCATCAACCTGAAATGTACCAGGTGTTGGTGAAGCAGCAAGTCTAATTGCTTTTGTTGCTCTTAAAGTTGTTGCTGAAGCAGCCGATCCTCCAGAATTAGGATCTCGTATTAAAACTATTTTTCTAAAGTTGTTTTCTACTGTATAGTCACCAGAGTTAGCAGATTCAGTACCTTCTAAACTTTGATTTAACATTATAAAGAAACCGCCTAATTCTTCAACAGCATTTGCACCGTGTCCGTTTCTCGGCGGAATAATTACATCTAATTCTGCACCAGTAAGTGAACCACCACCAGCAGTATTAATATCTGCAACTCTTATATAACCGTAAGTGTAACCTGAACCACCGTTTGTAACTGTAACAGCAGAAATAGCACCTGAAGAAATTGTAACTGAAACTGTTCCAAAAGAAGTAGCATCTCCTCGAATAGGAATACCTGTATGAGTACCATCACTACCGCCAGTACCAGCAGATTTAATTGTTACAATGTCTATTTTTTGTGAAGCAGCAGCAAGTACACTTGAGTCTGTGGCAACTGCCATAAAATCTGTAGATAAAAAGTTTGCAACTTGAGCTGATGTTAATGTGTACATATATTTCCAAACATATCCATCAGTTGTTTCTTGTGTTGCTGAAGGTGATGTTGTTGTTGGTTCATCACTAACTGTTGCACCATTATTATTCCATAAACATTTGTAAACTCTATCAGCACTTGTTTTTACATAGAACGTAGAATCAAATAATGTATTTGCACCACTATTTGAAGTTTGTGCTGTTGTTGTTCCTGTTATGAATTTACCGTAATCGTGTCTGTAATAATCATATACTTCGCCACTTGTCCAATTTCTTCTTGGAACAACTTTTGAAATATCTGAACTTGTAATTTTTTTAACTGCCAACAAATCATCATAAGTGTATGCCTCTTCAACGACTGTATCTGTAGGTGTTGGTGAAGCAGAATCCGTACCTTCGTTTTCTGTTCTTCCGTCAGGTCTAGTTGAAGTAGTAAAATCTTGTGGTCTACCAATTCCTAAGTAATAAACGTTAGGTGCAGCTTCTGAAAATGATTCAAAAAACTGTTCCGAATTGTGTATTCTAAACTTATTTGTTATAATTGCTGGCATAATCTTTTATTCTTTCTTACTATTTATACAGAATTTTTAACTCCTTTTATTCATTATTATTATTGAAACTTATATCTTATTATTACAATTCCTGAACCACCAGCGCCAGATGTAACTCCTGTAGTATTTCCTCCACCTCCACCTCCACCACCTGTATTTGCTGTTCCTGCTGTAGCTTGTGGTTGTGAAGCAGCATCTAGAGCACCATTTCCACCTCCACCCGGTCCTCCTGGTGCAACTGTTCCAGAACTTGATACACTTCCACCACCTCCTCCTCCAGCATATAAAACTGCTGAACCAGAGATTGAATTTGGTGAACCTGCTCCTCCACAACCATCTGATCTAACAGCTGCACCTGTTCCACACGGATTTCCATCAGTACCAGCTGATCCTGCACCACCTCCTCCGCCCATTGTATAATATCCTTGACCACCACCATTATTTCCTTGAGGAGGACTTGTTGGTGGACTATTTCCTGTTCCACCTGTTCCATTAGGTTGAGCTGAACCTCCTCCTGAACCACCAGCTGCTTGACCACCTGTATTCCATCTTCCACCACCTCCACCACCTGTTGATGTAATTGTTGAAAAAACTGAATTTGAACCATTATTTCCTATATTAGGATGGCTTACTCCACTTGCTCCTGCTCCTACTGTGATTGGATAAGTTTGTGCTGCTATTGGAAAAGCTCCAGCATTACACCCTGGACTTGGAAAAGATGTTCTATATCCACCAGCTCCTCCACCACCTCCGCCTGAACTTCCGTGACCTCCACTAGCTCCACCAGCGACTACTAGATAATCAACTGCTGAACCACCACCAGCTGGATTACCAAGACTTGAAACCACAAAACAACCATCTCCTGTAAAGGTATGAATTTTAAAATCGCCTGAAGTTGTTATTGTACCGCCTGTTGCTGAAGTATATTGAGCACCATAATTTTCTGAAGCATCATCAAAGATTGCTCTCCAACCCTGTGTTGAGTCTATATAAACAAATCTTACATTTAATCTATTTGTAGCAAGTGTGCCATCAGCAGCAGTACCATCAATATTACTTCCGTTTCTTCCAACAGTTACATTGTTTGAACTAAAAGTACCAGCGTAGTCAACGATTGTAACTTCATCACCTTGAGATGGTGAACTTGGTAAATTGATTGTATGTGTGTTTGAAGTTGTGTTAATAATGTAACCTTCTCCAGCAACTGCTGTTGTGGCAGTTGAACCATCAGCAGTTATAACTGCTTGCCAGTCTATGCCACCTACGCCAGCGGCTAAACCACCTTGACCAATGGTTCCATCTGAAGTTATTTTACTTGAAAATTTACTTGCGTTACTTTCTGCCATTTAATTATCCTAAGTACCTTATAACAATGCCCGCTGAAGCAGCTGGAGCACTTGTGAATGTTAATGTTGTTCCTGAAACAGTATAGTCGTCTGTTGGTGTTAAAACAATACCGTTTACAATTACTAAAATATCATCAACTGTACTACCACTATTTATAGTGAATGCTTGAGTTGATCCGTCACCTGTGTTTGATTTATCTGTAATCGAACCTAATACAATAGAACCTGCCATACCAGAATGATATTGACAAGCATAGTAGATTGTTGTAGATGAACCAGATGGTACTTCTACATATAAAGTACCACTCACTTTTAATAATGCACTTGCACCAGTAGTTATGGTG